ATGGCTTTCGCGCCGGAGAATGTTGCGGTAATCGTCGCGCCTACCGATGGCGTCCACCGGCTGTAGGTGGTCATGGTCTGGACGGCAATCGAAGTCGAGCTGGCATTGGTCGCGCTCATGGTCGCGTCCTTGACCTCATCTGAGATAAACATGTGAGGCAAGAACTTGTTGGCGTCGCTTATCGACGTGGCGATATATGTGCTGCTCATGCCTGTATAAACTCCACGCGTCCGAACTTGGCCCCGTCGCCCAGTTTATCACCAATAATCTGCATCAGTTCGGCAACATCGTCATCGCGCCACAATCCCCGCCCTTGGATGCGCACGTCTACGGTTTGAGCGCGGACAGGTGCGGATTGCTGGTTGCTGATGTTGGAGGTGTCGGGGGATGACGGGGCGGCTATTCCTCCGCCTGAGCCGCCACCGCCTTTGATGGCACTGGCAAATCCCAGACCAGCAGCCATTACGCTTAGAGCAGCTGAAACACGCATCCACCAAGGAAGCTCTTTGTCTTTCAGGGTCTCAGATGCGGCCTGATATGCGTTGATGGTGGCCACTGCCGCGCCAAACACTTGGGCGGCACGAAGCATTCTGTTGTTGTGGCTGCCGGTGATTGTGTAAAGGCTGTTTAGAATTGATGCTGTTGCGGAGAGCTTGGATTTTGCGGACTTCCCGGTGCGATCATCATCTTCGATCTGTATTTTGCTCATCCTTGCACGGTGTTCCTCCTCGATCTTCTCCTTGATTGCGTTCTGAGCATCCACGCTCAGGTTGTACGCGGTTTGGTAATCAGCAAGGTCCGCCAGCTTTTGCTCATAGCGCAGCATTTCAGCTTCGCGCTCGGTAGCGAACTGCTCCTCAAGCCATGCGCGACGCTCCATCTGCGCATCAATATCGGCCTGCATCAAAAGCTGCGTTTCGATGGCCTTGACCTCAAGTGCCTTGGACTTCTTTGCCTCATCTGCCGCTGACTGTGCAGCGCCCTTGCCTGCGCCTTTGGCGTCAAGTGAACCCATCGGAACAGCGCGCGCGGCTGCATCTGCGGCGGATTGACCTGCTTCTATTTCCGCATCGCGCTGCGCAAGGATTGCACTGATTGAATCCTCGGATGCGTCTTGAAGTATCTTGGCGCGGTCTTTATATCGCTGATTCGCCGCCTCCCATGTGTCATCCGTCCAGATCGCGTTCCATCGCTCTTTTGCCCGCGTGAACCGATTGCTGGTCGATTCAATGAAGTCCGCCACCCAGACAGACGCAATCCCCGTCATTGCTTTGACGTTGGCGGGCAGGGTGATGAATGCCTCCTTGATGTACCAGCCGATTGCCTTTGCGCCTTCCGCTACGCTGTTCAGCTCTCCGGCCAAAGGTGCGGCATTGGTCGAAGCATCTTCGAACGATGCGCCCCATGTCGCGAATAGTCGTGTCGTTTCCTGCAAGATGCCGTTGTCCAGCGCATTGGATATTCCGACGATTGCCGATGCCAAGCCACCAGATGCGCCGGTAGCCTCGTTCACCTTGCCGATGTAGTTGATGAAGCTATTACCGGCCTGCGCCATCGCTTGCCCGATAGTCGGAGCCATCTTGCCGAATTGCTCATCAACCGCCGCGCCTTGTTTTTTCAGCGCCTCGACAACCGCATCCGCCGTGATTTTGCCTTCCTGACCAAGCGCCCGCAGTTGGCCGACAGTCACCCCCATGCCGTCAGCGATAGCCTTGGCCAGCGCCGGAGCCTGCTCCATGACAGAGTTAAGTTCTTCGCCGCGAAGGGTGCCGGATGCAAAAGCCTGGCCTAACTGTGTCAATGCAGCGGCAGCGGATGCGCCGGATGTGCCGGATATGACCATCAACTTGTTGATGGTTTCGGTGGTGTCTCCGACTTCAGCCAGCGACATGCCCAAAGCATCGGCGTTGGTTGCAAGCCGTTGGTAGACTTCGGCGGTTTCTTTCAGCGGGGATCGTGTCTTCTGCGCGATGTTAAAAACGTCCTGCTGTGCAGCGGCAAGCTCTTCGCTGGAATCCGTGACCAGCGACAAACGGTTGTTGATGGTGGTGTAGGCTTCGGATGCTTCGATGATTTCGCGGACGCCAAAGGCCACGCCCAGCGCACCGGCCAGACGATTGACCATGCCGATTGATTTCTCGCCGGTAGAAGTCAGTCTGTCAAGCGAAGTGCTTGCCCCGTCAATCTGCCGGTAATCAGCTTTGAGTATCAGTTCCGCCAGCGTTGTCATCAGCGATTGCTCTCTGTACGGCGGATTCAATCCGCATGATGGTTTCCGCTTCCCAGCCTCGCAGAGGATTGCCGGTCATTTCTGACCACGCCTTGACCTCTTGCCACGATAGCGGCTGCCCGCGCTTGATGCTGCAATAATGGCCCCACAGGTAGGCCAGTTCTTCAGGTATCGGCGGCGTTTCCAGCTTTCGCGGCTTGCGGCCAGTCTGACGCCAAACACTCATCAGATGGTCGCGTAACCTGCCTGTCCCGCCTTGCGGTGGTTGTTCAAGTCGCGCCTCGGCCCGACAATGCTCTATCAGGCAGTCGAGCCTTTTCCGAAAAAAACAGCTGCGTCCGATGCCTTGCGGTCAAGCCAGTCTGCCAAATACGGAGCGTTACGCAGCAGCTCAATCATCGCATCCTGGCTGAACTCATTTTCCAGCGACCACGACGAAACGGTCGAAGCTGTCAACTCAAGCAGGGCATCGGCGTGGCGTTTGGCGCGTTCAGCCTCAGTTGCATTGCTGCCAATGACAGCAGCGGCAGCGAAAACATCAGCGCGCTTTCGACGGAACGCATCGCAATCTACATGATGGATATGCAACCACTCGTCGGTTTCTTTGCCATCAGGTGTCGGAATGTTGACCCGGCGGCCATCATTGGCAACCGGACGCGTGAACAGGTCGGACGATTTCATCAGGCGCGCTCGATCTTGAGTTGAGTGGAATCAGAAGAACTGTAAATAGCCTGGAAAGGCATCGTGATGCTGATCTCGCGCTCACCGCCGACTTCTGGCTTGCCGCCGGTGAACTTCACTTTCGGCAGGGTGAACGTGTAGGTAGCCGTGCCGTCGGTCAAGGTGAACACGATGGCGACTTCGGCCTCGGTGTCGAACGCATCCAGCAGGGTGTCGGAGTCGTAGAAGGCGGTCAGTTCGCCGGTGACGTTGGAGCGGCCAGCGGCGCCGCGAATCTTGGTGGTTTCCCCGACCACGGCATTGTTCTGGATGCCATTGTCCAGCGACAGCTTAATGCCGGTGATCACGGTTACAGCAGAGCCGCCAACCGTGATGGATCCTGACAGGGAATCCATTACCTTGTCGTTGGGGTCTGCGGCGTAGGTAGCGCCGGAGATTGCGGACCCTGCGCCGGTGTCGTCGTTGCCGATGACGCCGAAGGTCGCCTTGACAATGCCGGATGCCGGGCACTCAAGGCTGAACGTATTGAACTCGCAGCCGGTGGATCGACGATAGCGGGTGATGTCCGCAAAGAACCGCTCAATGGTAAACGAGCGCCGGGTGGTGCCGGATTTCAGCACGTCCGTGGCCCATGTCCCCATCGTCACCGCTTCTAGCAGGTCGTCAAGCGACGCATCTCGGAACTCGGCGCCGATGTCGCCAGCAACAGAGCGCACGCCATGCCGGAAGTCGGCAATCTGCCGGTCAGATCGGATGGTTTCAGACTGGAATCCTTCCTTTTCAAGGCCCAGGCTATGGCTTGTAGGGTTCAGGGTTTTGAACGACGGCGTTGCCGGTGTCGTTCCGTAAGTGACTTCGGCCACATAGGCCAAACGGGCGCGACTGCCGCCAGCTACTGTCATGTCGATCTCCGCACATAGGCTGCAAAATTGATACTGACGGTAGCACGGAGCCATCCGCCTTCGGATTTGGGGCCGTTGAGTTCAGCGCCCCAGATGATTACTTGTTGGCCATTATATGAGATACGTCGGCCAGATGGAAACGCCGCACAGATGGTATCAACTACCTCCAGCGCCTCGCCATTTCCGCGACCTGTCCGCATCATGACGTCAACTTGGAATATACCGGCTACTTCGTTTGTTCCGTCATCGCCAAGCGTTGCGGGTGTGTTGACGGCAGGCATGAACATGAGACGAACATGGTTCGTTGTCGGCATCTCGTTGCGGTCTGGCAAGTAAGTCGTCAGGCCGAAAGCTCCGTCATCCCAAGCGGTCAGCAATGCGGATTGAATGTCGGCATACCTCATACCCGATACTCCCGCGCTGATTGCTCGATGATGGATCTTATTCGGATGAAGTTAATGCGCACCATGCCCTGCGCAGCCTGTTTGCTGTGGCCATATTCTATCGACTCCGCATACGGCAGGTTATTGACAAGATAATTCACTTTGCCAACGCCGCCAACTTGTTGCGATATGTTGGCAACCACTTGAGCGCCTGACTTGTCGAGTAGATTGGTAACACCTTGCGCCGGAGCGCCTAGCGTGATTTGCCAATTACCACGCAGACGGCCAGTGTCAACCGGCGTCCCCATTACGGTGCTGGAAAACCATTTGATCGCCACAGCACGGCAAGTATCGTCCAGCGACTTATTGGCGCGCTCAGCAAACTTGCGCAGATCGGATGCAAAGCTCTGAGTTGTCATCGCCGCACCTGCACAAAGTAGCAGACAGGCGTCCCAGCAGGATTGATCTCTTTGATTGCTGTAATTGTCCACGCCACAGCCTGTCCAGCACTCAGGATTGTTCCCGGCGCAGCGCCTACAGCTTCAACAGCAACAAGTCCGGACACATCCAGCAGATCGCCCATTCGTGGTTCTGTTGACGCATCAATGACCATGACGCGTTCGGTATCCTGGATGCGAGTACCATCAACCAAACTGCGCTTGATGTTGGTAAAAGCGCCGACAGTGGTAAGGTTTGTTGTCCCGCCAGATACCGGCTTATTGGTGATGTTGCTGAAATTAAGCGATGGACGGGTAAGGACGATTTCTCGCCCGAACTCCGTCATCAGCTCGGTAGCTATTGTCGCCATTTCAGCATAGAAAGTCATGCGCGCACCATAAACGAGGTTTTAGGCTTGCATACAACGTCCAGCAGGCCATTTGCTGCCGTGAACTGAGGAAGGCTGTATTTGCTGGCAGCAGACTCGAAATAATCAATACTCACAGCGCCTTCGATGCGTTTCGACTTTACCTGACCAACAGTTGACGGCTGCAATGTTGGTTGCAGGTCAATTGTGTACGCGGCAACAGCCAATTCGCATTGCGCACGCACCAGTTCAGCGGGGATTGCATCGTTGTTGATTGCGTAGTCGTCAATGATCACCCACTCGCGTGGCCATTGCAGCGGTTGTGTGCTTGACGTCTTGATGCCTTGAAATCTTGATCGACGCGCCTCGATGTAATCCATTGCCTTGATAAGCAACAGTTCACATCCTGCATCGGTGTCGGGGAGAGTGTAGCCTCTGGCCTCCGCATACGCCTGCAACGTCGCTACGCTGGCATAGCTGTTCGCGGATGCGTTCGTGCCTGATCCTGTTTCAACCGTGATCGTCATATGCCGCCCCGGAAGTAAGAATGGGCATCCTTGCCCGGTGATTCATCAGCCAAGCAGCAGCGCGGTGTGTTCAGGCTTGATGCACTTCACGCCCCATGCCAGCGCGATTTCGTAGCGGATCTTGCGATAACCGCCATAGATCGCCACTTCGAACGACAGGCCGGAGCGCGGGTCAGTGATGGTCATCACATCAAGCGCCAGATCGCCTTCAGCCGGACGCTCAGGCAGGCGGGTTGCCAGCACGATGGCCGAGCGGGCAAAGGCCATGGAGCGGGCAGCAGCAGCAACGATGGTAATCGCTGTTTCGGCTGCCGCGATGGCTTTGCGCAGGCCGGGAGCCGCGAGGGTAATCGTGCCGCCATCGCTGATATCAGCATCGCCAGTGGTAACAACGTACTGATTGGTATCACCCGCAAAAGTGATGACATCGCCAGCAACAACAGTTCCGGTGCCGCCGGTAGATTTCAGGGTGATGGTGGTTGCCCCGACAGCATAGCCTGCGGTGTTAGTCTTGACGGTTGCGCCAGTACCGGCGGTAGAGGTGACAACCTGTGCAGACTCGCGGATGCTCAGGTCGCTGATGCGGGTAATCACGCCTTGCTGGGTGATCGGCATGCGCGATTCATCGCGGGCGCTGTTCACGTTCAGCAAGGTGCGCAGATTTGCGCCAGCGGTGGTGTTCAGAACCAAAGAGGAATCAGACAGCGAAGCGCCATTGTCTGCCAGGATTTGGCGGGCGGCAGTCAGGCCAGCCGTGTTGGTAGCAAACGGAGTGGTTCCGGCAGCACCAGCAGCACGAGACATGACGGCGTGCAGGGCGCAAAGGTCAGTTTCGACTTCATTCACGGCAGCGCGCATGGCTTGCGCGATCTGGTTGGCACGGATGCCGAGATAGCCGGGGCCGTTGTTCAGGCCGCGTTGTTCCTCGCCATTCCAACTAAACGGAAATGCACGGGCCTTGGTGATGTTGATGGTGCTGTAGCCGATGGTTTGGTCGGCTTCGGCAGGGATGGACATGGCCGGGGTAATGTCGCCCCCAGCGGTATTGGCAGGAGCGATGGGAACGCGGACGTTTTCATTGACGGCGGCGCGGTTTACGCTGGCATCAACGGTTACGGCTGGGATCATGCCGACCAGCTCGCGGGACACAACGTCCAGAGCGGCGTACAGATCGGGAATCAGGTTCGTCAGGGTGTTCGTGGTCATAATGCACCTATGCGGTTTGGGGTCAGTTTACCTTGCCACCGGCGCGGATGTGTTCCATCTGCTGTCCGGCGGACATTTGCTCAAATTGAGCGCGTGTAACGCTTTTCGCGGCCCCGCCGCCTGCACCAGTACCAGAAGCCCCGCCCCCGGTCGCTTTCGAGCCTGCCAGCACGGGCGCGAACGCCTGATTTGCCGCAAACTCTGCCTTCAATTCATCGACAGTCAGCGCCGAACGCTTTCCATCTGTTCCCAAAACAATCGTCTTGGGTTCGCCGCCGGTCGTGTCAACTTCCAGCCGCGCTTTAATGTGGGGAATCAGTATCGCCGCGCTGCCTTGTACGGCCAACTCATTGGCCAAGCTCACAGCAACATTGTCGACCAACATCTTGTTCAGACTGCCCCGCAGTGCGGACAATTCGCTGTCTTTTTCGCCAATTCCCTTAGAGTACTTCTCTTGCCATGACTTTTCAAGCGCGGCAACGTCGCCGGACTTGCGAGCGGCTTCTTCTGCGGCAATTCTTGCGGATTCTTCGGCTTCTTTCGCTCGTTGCGCGGCTGCCTTTTTCTCGCTCAGCAACTCATCGCGCTGCCGTTTCAGGCCGGTCGTGTCCTCAATGCCTTCAACCTTCAGCCGGAACTTACCGCTTTCCGTTTTGTCGTAAAGACCAGCAATCGACGCGTCCAGGCCTTCAACCGAATCAACTTCATACTTTAGTGACATGATGCACCCCGTGCATATTTCCCGGCCCTGCCGGTATTAAATCCCTGCCCGCTTGAACGCCAGCGGTTCTAATGCCCGCATCTGTTCCAGCGTCAGGGGTTGGAAATTTTGCCCAAGCTGTAGCTCGGAAAACCTGTCAGCGGATAAGCCGCCATTGCGTAGCAGCTTGCCGCGAACCGGCCCGATAGCGGCATCCTGGAAATCAGCAGGCTGTGTCTTAAGCCATTCATAATAGGTCAGGTCAGCCGATACCTGTTGCCCGCCTTCCGCGCCTTTACTTGCCTGCTTTGCGCCTTTGTCAAGGATGTCGAACTCATCATCCAGCACAGGTACGGTTGTGCTACGGCAATTCGGATGGATGGGAGGACGCGGGCCTTTGTCGACAGGGAACCGCTTGCCGCTCAGTGACCGGCATTGAGTTGTCGTGCGGCTGTCCAAAGTCGACACCCATTGCACGCCGGTTATCAGGTCGCTGTTGCGCTCATAGGTCTGCTGTCGTGCCACGGTTGACATATGCTGGACGGCGGTACGGACGACAGTGCGATTGCTGCGGTCGATTTGCGCAAGCGTGCCATCCTGGAAATTAGCTTTGGTTGTGCCACGCAGCGCCCGGACAATCTGTTCAGTTGTTTGGCCCTGATAGTAACCCTGCCTGATGACGCCGCTAATCTGCTCAATCTGACCGGCAGACCAGTTTTTCAGCCATGATTCCAGCAACTGCCCCTGATTGTATCCGACGACAGATAACGGCGCTGTCAGGACTGCGGCGCGGACTTGTTCGGCGGTCGGAACAAAGGATTCGAATGATTTTTCAGTGACAAGGTGGTCGAGCGTTTTCGCCTCAAATTGCGCCTGCTGGATAGCGGTATCAATCAGGTCGCCAGTCAGCATCGTGCGGTATTCGCCCATGACGGCGGTTAAGTCGCCTTCAATGGATTGAAGCAGCGCCGTGACTTTTGCAGCCTGATAGCTTGTCAGGTCGCCAGCGGCAAGGCGCATACGGAGGATGACTTCCATACGCTTGAGGAACGGCGCAAACTTTGCCGCCTGTCCTGATTTCAGCCGTTCAAGCAGAACCTGCCCACGGGTTGCGATATTGATCGCTTCCGGTGAGGTGATGCCGTTTATCTCAGCCATCAGGCAGGGCCGAACTCAATACCGGCAGAACCGGATGCGGCCAGTTCTTCGCGGATCTGTTCGTCCGACTTTTCCGCATCAATCACGTCCATCTTGCGGAGAATTCGGAACAGGTCAGAATCCGGCAGCTTGCCCGCTTGATTTGCCGATACCAGCGCACCAAGCATGACGCCGTCGACGCTGAACTTTGCGGCCTCGACATGGATTGTGTATTCCATTTGACCGGATACGCCCATCCACTCGCCCATCCATTCAAGAGCCAGCGTATAAGCCTCACTCACATTCGCAGCAATCAGCGAGACGACAGAATGTTCAGATTCGTTTTCGGCTTGGGCCTCGGTTGCTGTTTTGACGGCGCTTCCAGGGGTAATCAGTCGCGCACCAATTGCCAGCATCTGGCGCTCTTTCGCGTCCATCGCCTCTTTTGCCAGCGTGTTCGGAGCGGCCTGTGCAATGCCGAAATTACCGTTCTCAGGCAGCAGCATCGCGGCTCTTGCGCCGATGTATACGCCCTGCTCTTGCAACCAGTCGCGCCATTCATTCGACAAGCCGGAAATCCACGCCTGCGGCTGGCCAGTCATATAGACGGAGTCCTCATAGTCTGCGCTGTTGCGGTAGTGGGCAAGGTTCAGGGTTGCAAGGTCGTACAGTGGGGCGGGGTCGCATTGCGCGGAATTGGAAACACTGCCAATAAACGCGAACGGGATTTGCGTCCACGCCATGCCGGAGCTATTGAGCGGGATGCTTTCCGCAATCATGTCCCATGTCTGCGTCTTGTCGTTGAACTGATATAGTTCGATGACGTAAACGCCGCCAGCAAGACGCAGCACGCGGTATTGATCGACCTCTTGAGTGCCGAAGCCGTCCTCTGTGACCTGTTGCGCGCACTCTTTCAGGACAACGAGCGACAATACATGATTGGCCCCGACCTTCTCAGTCCGCCAATTGATGATGTCCTCGGCCTCATAAAGCGCGACAGTCGAACGGATGCGGCCTGATTGCATGTCGGCAAGTGTGGCTTGTGCGGTAGTCTGCGGGTAGTCGACAAGGATACCGACGCGCCCCTTTTGCAGGACTTCGGAGACGGCGACCTGCGATTGTTGGTAGATGCTCAGCCCATGCCCGTCAATGTCGGTGTTGACGTAGGACAGCAATGGCGGCGTGACAAGCGTCGGAGTTTGCGAAAAACATGCGCCCGTCAGCGATTGCAGTGTGCGGCGCGTCACGTTGTAATAGACGGCTCTGGCCTTGTACTGCTTGTAACGTTCAACGTTCTCAGGGCTTTTGTCTGTCGGGTTCGGCTGCGGCAGGTACTTGACGCCTTTTCCTTTGACCTCGGATTCGCCCGCACAGGCATCCTCGACCGTTTCCCAAGCGTCATAGTTCTCGGCATAATCGCCGTGTTGGAAAGTCACGTCTGCCATCAGTTGGCCACTCCGAGTCGAATACCCATTGGCGATTGCTTGCCCTTGATCAGTCCGCCCAATGCATAACGCACAGCATCCCAATAATGGTTATTGGCGTCATCAATGACCGGCAGTATATCACCAGTCCTTTTGTCTGTCTTGAAACTGTACAGCCGTGCCTCTTTCTGCATTTCCCGGCATCGCGTGTGAATGACTACTTCCTTGTGCGACTTGATGAACTCGATACCATCTTCGACACTTCCCGGCCATTTCTTGACGGGTTCGATGAGCGGGATATGCGGTCGCTCTTTGCGCGGATCTGGACGTTTCAGGTAGCTGATTGATTCGGGACGGGCGCTGTCAGCCCTGACCACGTGTCGGCAAAATCCGGGGATGCGGTCGTCCATGAACTTGGCGGTATCGTCCAACTCAAGCCCAATCCTTCCAGCCTCATGTTCAACGTACAGTCGACCATCATGCCGCCAGCATTTGACGCCTGCGGACGGGTCATTGGCAAAACCGAAGTCCAAACCGAAATACGGGCCTTCCCAGTCATCGCCAGGCTCGAACTCATCGACACGCCACTTGCCCGCGAATATCTGCGCGTGCGTTTTGCTGTTGTAGCCACCCTCCCATACGTGATGAAAGTCGTCTGGGTTGTGTTTGCGGTCGAACTCCATTTCTTCGCGCAATGTCTGCGGCAGGAACGGGTTTTGCTCAGCGTTTACCTGCACAACGATTGCATCAGGCGCGTAACCGTTTTCAGGACGCAGCAGGGAATCAACAGGATCGTCAGGTTGGTCAGGATTCCAACTGAACCAGATTTCGGAGCCTTGATTGCGGATAGTCGGGCGCAGCAACTTGAGCGAACGAGCGGAAAGGTTTTGCGCTTCCTCGACCCATGCCCGGTCGAATCCTTCCAGAGATTTTATAGAGTCGGCAGTGTGATCCTGCATCCCCTGAAAGATGATGATGCCGTTGCCGCGAACGCTGCGGATTTCAGTCAGGGTGATGTCAAACAAGTGCGAGACGCCAAGCGCCTGTATTTTACTGACAATCAGTTGCCTGGCTGAAAATTGGAGAGACTTCTGGATTTCGCGGATACAGACGGAGCGCTGGTTTGGATTAGCTACATGTTCTTCGACAAGCAACTCAGCGAAGAAATGTGATTTACCTGAACCACGTCCGCCATATGCGCCTTTGTAACGGGCCGGAGATAGTAGCGGAATTGCCCATTCGGGCGTGTCAATGACCAGTTCCATCGCCAGCCTTGACGATGCGTCTCGTGATTTGCGTCACAGCCACGTTGCCGGTATGCTCAGTCTCGGTTTTGTCCTTCCAGCCGAAGCGGTTTTTCATATTGAAGATCCATGTCGTGGCATTTCCTTCCGACTCGCCACAGGACATTTTGCGCCCCTGACGCTCCCACCAGACCTGACAAAGGTCTTTGGATTCTTTTACGGTTCGACGAAAGTCTGCGTCATCTTCAATCAGCGTTTCCCATGCGGACTCGCCAATACCAAGGATACAACGGATTTCCACTGCGCTTGCGCCATCCTGCGCAGCCTCGCGCATCATCGACTCCCATTCTGCTGGCAAGTCTGCGACAGTCGTGCGTGGCCTGCCCATAACTCCTGCCATCAATCAATCCCCAATCTACGGCAGACCGCAATCGACAGCCGGTCAATTCCAACATATCCGATGAAAACCGCAGCAGGATATGCCATGTCTTGCGGCAACCCGAAATACGACAGCACCGGCCCCATAGTTCCGGTCGCCATTGCAATCATCGTTGCTTCGGAAAGCGTGACTTTCCAAGCCTTTCTGCCATCTTTGTAAATTGTGCGGCTGATTGCAACCAAAAACCCAATCATCGCTGGGCCTGCCCTTTCCCTGATTACCTGATCCAGCATACCGCCAAAATCATTTGATCGCATAGTCATGCTCTTTTGCACCTGTAATCGCACTTCGGCAGCTCAGGCGGGTTAGTGATAATCTGCCTGGGGATAATAAGCGCCGTCACCATCGCGATTATGCTCATTTGTGCGGCCACTCCCGCATCAGTAAACCCACAGCACCGCACACAATCGCCACAATCGCCAACGGGCCGTGGAACTCCTCCGGCGTCATCGGAATTGCACCAAGCGTCATGGCAGCCAATCCGCCCCACGATGACGGCTCACGCATCCGGCTTGTTTTCTTGATCATTTTGCCACCTGCGCCGGACACATGGCCAGCTTGATTTCTGGGCAGATCGGCATTCCGGCACAACCGGCAAGCATGGCAAGAATGACGAGGCAACCAATGGCGTGATACTTCATGCTTGCACCTTCTGCGCCCACCAGGATTTCACATCAAAGCACGGGCATTCTTTTAGCCAGTCGCGGCTGTCAATCTTGCCGTCTTTGTTCGTGTCGCCAAAAAAGTCACGATGCCCCTGAATAACCGCTTTCGGGTACTTTGCATGCAAGCTAAGCAACAGGTTTTTGAGTGCGTCAAATTGATCTTGCGTGAAGTTGTTCTTGGCCTTTCCGTCTACATCAATACCGCCAATCATGCAGATGCCCAAGCTGTCGCGGTTATGGCCTTCAACGTGTGCGCCCATCTTATCCTCTGGCCGTCCGCGTTCAACGGTTCCGTCGCGCTTGATCACGTAGTGATACCCAATGCAGGCAAATCCACGATCGACGTGCATCCGGTGGATGTCACGGACGCCCATCAATGCGGTTGGTCGGGTAGCGGAGCAGTGTACGGCGATGAACTTCACGCCCAATATTTGGTGCAGTTTGCCAAGCGGGAGGGGTATTGGACAGGGATCTATCTGCATACGCGCCTCGGAATAAAAAGCCCGGGCGGGGTTTTTACCCGGGAATAGAGAATGCCTAGATTCTAGCCTCGCTGTCCGCATCTTGCAATGGCGGGTTTTCGGTAGGGAATGGGTCGCCAGTCGCCAACCATCGGCAGCCACAAGCAATCACCGGACAAACGTCAATGCCGGGACATTCAGGCTCTTGATAGTCGAACAGGTCAGGCATCATACCTCCTCAATCTCAATTCCATGCTCGGACATCATCAAGTGTTTTTTGATGCGATATGCCTGATTCGTCCGCAAGTGCGGCGACTTTGCATCCTCGACAATCTGCCGCCCTCGCTCGTTGCAGTAATACACAAAGTCCGCCACATAACGCAGCGCAGGCTTGCGGCGATGATTCAGGACAACCGACTTGGCCAGCACATACGGCACTTGCCGATGCAGGAACTTGATTTTCCCAGCAGCCTCCAGGATTTCCAATTCCTTCCAACGCTTCAACTCGCGCCCGCTGTCGAACTTCATGCCGCGATATTCGTGCTTAACCGCTTTGTGCTTGTTCATGCTTTCGGCCTCCCCCAATAATGCCGAACCACGCGCCCGGATTTGTAATCTTCCAACCCCTGAACCCGCGTCTTTCCGTTCCGCAGGCAATACTGCGTCAGTGCCTGCGTATGGATGCCAAGCCGCTTGCAATGGCTCAATACAGACCCCTCCACGCCATCAAACACGATATTTCGGCTCGGCTTCTTTTCAAACCCATGCCGCTTGAACATGTTAATCGCCGCTTGATGCGTCATCCCGCAATACAGCCCGATCAGCACCCATTTCCCACCGGATTCATCCACGACGCGCTGCAATACCTGATGCGGCGTTTCCCCGGTTATTGCGCATTGCTTTGTCACCCAGTCAGCCATCATGCATCCCTCTTTGCTTCGCGTGTTTTCTTCCTGACCAGCGCAATATCCCTTGCATCGTCCATGCTGATTCCGTAATCGGTCGCAATCCGCAACACGTTTCCATGACTGATGCCCAGCGCCTTATATTGTTCCTTGATCGGTATCTTTTTCGGCTTCGGATTTTCCCGCTCATCAATCGCAGTCTGCATGGCTTCGATAAACGGTATCCGGTAGCGATAGGCCCGCGACTTTGCCAATTCAAAGCTGATGCCATGATGCGCACAATGCTGGCGTTGCGTGCCGTGAAATCCGCGCCATTCAAACCCGTAGAACTTCAAGTTGCATTTTGGCAGCGTGTCCCATTTTTTGCCGTTCGCCTTTGCCCAATTGCAGATGGTGCTTGGCGATACGTCCAGGACGACGGCCATTGATCTGATGGTCATGCGCGAACCGATTGCCATATCAAAATATTCAGCCATTGTTCGGCCTGTTTTTTCCTTGCAGCGTTTTTCAAGGATTGGCGGTCTGCCTGTTTTCATCTTGTTTTCCCCGTTGATCAGTTAATTATTGGTCGCCGTCATAGCAACCGCAAGGCATCGCTTTTTCAAAGTGATCCGCAAACATATCAGGCGTGGCCAGCATTGCCCCCCATGACCATTGACGGCCAAGACCCTTTACAGACGAAAGATCTGCGTTTTTCTCAATTGCAATGGCTCGTTGTGCAAGATCTGGATGCAATGCGCTTAATTCCAATATCTCGCCACGCCGCATGTTTGGGCAAAAAAAACAAGACGACTTCCCTGGCAGCGGCAAACCTTCGTTTTTTATAGCAGCAATGCAATCGTCACGACCCCATCCGTAATCCAGCAAGGGATATTCAATCCGGTATTTTTTGCTATCGTAATCTGCAACACGATGATGCTCGTCAGCATCATAGCCGATTAACTTCGTAACTTTTTCACCCGCAGCCCATGCAGCAATCGCCATCGGATGATGGTTCAGAAACTTGTCGATCGGCTGAATCTTAAACTTCTGAGAACACGACTTAAACCCGTAAGCAATGCTTGGGAGCGCACCACGATTAAGGCAGTCCTGCTCAAGCGTCTGCTCTTGTCCGTGCTTATTTGTGTTGCGAACAACGGTAATGTCGGGGAAGCCGTTGCGCTTTAGCCATCCACGCTTTATCTGCATGTATTCGTATGTGTGCGGACGCTCCCCGCCAGTATCTGCAAACATAATCAGATCTGGGATTCTTCCAGCATCACGCAGGCCGATTAGCATTGCCATGCTATTTGTCCCGCCACCATCACTCATGACTAGCATCTTGTTTTCCCCGTTGTTCAGTCCAAATCCGGATTGTCCGGCACTCGATTTCTTCCGCCCACTCCGGAGCGTTATCGCGCAAAGTATCCATGACCGCCTTGCGCGTTGTTCGGTCGATGATGCTAAGCACAAAAGCGACCTTATCCCGCACCCACAACTCCCTGCCTGTCTCGCAGTATCGGCCATGACTGGCGCGGCAGCATTGACCGGCGTTCAGATGGTCAAACAGCGCGTCAGCTTCCGGCATCATGGCAAAATCACCGCCCGCACAGGTATCGAAACAACCGCGCCCCGGTCGTAATCGGCTTTTGTCAGTTCGTCGGCAACAACAGCGTTCAGGCTGGCCAATGAGCATTTCCCTGCCGGTCGGAGCTGGAACTTGTGATGCATCTGGCCGCCTTCCGTCTTGACAACAACCGTGGCTGTAATCGACCACTTCTGCGGCGTATCGCCAAGGTTCAGTACCGGCCCTTTGCACTTGATGTCGCGGCTGGTGCGCATGTTCAGAGCGTCAAACTGCACTTCGCGGTGGATGTGTTTTTTCATGACTGCCCCCGATGCTTTGCTGTGTAGTAATCCAGCGTTTGAATATGCGTCCACCGCTTACGGCACTTCATGACTTCCGCCGCGTGGTGGCTGACCCCCAATCTGCGACAATGGCCGATAAATGTGCTATACGCGCCTTGGTATTCAAAATACCTGCATGACTCCCATTCAATTCCATGCTTGGCAAACAACTTCATGATGGACTTGTGATGAGCATAGCCCATGATTTTTGCAGCAATCTCAAGTTTTCCGCCTGAACGATGGTTCAATTCCCGAAGGTAATCCGCCGTAATCATGACTTCGACCCCCGGTTGCTTTTCCAGTCCATCACAAACGCCCGCCCGCCATTTTCGCGCATACGGTCAAATACGCGATCCCCGACGCTTTCGCGCATTTCCCGTAGGTTGAGGTTGGCAAGCAACAAAGTCGGCTTTAAAGCCTCATAGCGGCCGTTTATGACCTCAAAAAGTGTATTAGCCTCGAACTCATTCGCACGATGTACGCCGATTTCATCAATCACAAGCAAATCCGTCTTGATCAGGCGCTCCAAAACCTCGGACTCGCTCAATTCGGCATGCTTGTGAAATGTGTCCTTGACGTCGCGCATGATCCGGCTGACCGTGATGTACTTGCCAGTATTGCCGCCGTGGATGACGGCGCGCAGGATGCCGACAGCCAAATGCGTCTTGCCTGTGCCAACAAGCCCAAGGAACATGATGCTTGTTCCGGTTTTCAGGTATTCGGCAAAGTTGGCGGCGTAGTGTTTGGCAAACTCCAAGACCTCCGACTGCAATCCAGGCTGTGTGTCGTAATTGTCTAAAGTGCGGTCAGCAAACCGAGGCGGTATTCCAGAGTGTTCAATCCGGAAATTAATCTCACGCAGAATGCGTTGCTTCCGTTCCTCCTCCTGGCGTTCGGCATCACGAATGGCGGCGCATTTATCACAACCAGACCAGTGCGTTAAAGAGCGCATGGCAATCAGGCTTGAGGTGTATTCGCCGTGAATCTCGCATGTGCGGGTTTCTTGTTGCTGGATTCCAATCATGTCAGAAACTCCCGTCCGGATTTAAACCCTCGCGCCAATCTTTCCCGCTTAGGTCGTGGCTGTTTTTCTTTCCGCTGTCGCGATCCCATTCCGCCTTGTAGCTCTGCCATCCGCGTTCGACGCAAACCCGCAAAGCGTTTTCTAGGGTGATGCCTGCTTTCTCGGCTTGGTTCTGGATGCCTTGCAAGGCTGTCTGCGTCAAAGGGGCGCGTTTGGCCTTCCGGATTGCAAGGAAGTCGGTTGCCACCTGTTGCGAAACGTCAAGGTCGACAAGTGCCCGAACAGACACACAGGACGAGCGCGAAGGCGCGGCCGCCGCAGGCGGTGTATCAGTGAATCCGGAATCAGGAATCAGTGAATCAGGAATCAGTGAATCAGGGGGATTTCCATCGTTATTGTTACGTGAATCCACCGTTAGACAACCGTTAGTCTCCGGCACTGTTGCGCTGCAATGGTCTTGTGATTCTTGGTCTTTGCACTCAGGTATGGACGATGCCTTTTCTGTCCCGTGCGGCGACTGGTGTTTTTTGAAGTTTACAACTTGGATAAAACGTTCACCGTTACAGGTATAACGTTTAACAAAGTTGCACCGTTCAAGTTCCGTTAACCCACCGTTAACGTCAAAATCATAGTACGGAAACAATTCAGCTTTGATTAGGCGCGGCTTGTCTTCGAGCCGTCCTTCACGGTCAGCAAGACACCACAGGCCAGCAAACAGGATTTGGCAGCATGGGCCAAGATCGGCTAGCAGGTAGTTTTTGAAAAAACCGGGTTTGATATTTCTGGCGCGGGCCATATTGCGATCCTCGGTCAAGAGAGTCAGGGAATAGCGGCAGGCGTTGACTAGACGCTTTTTGGGTGCCCCCTAGCCGCGCTCGTATTTTACCATTAGATCAGAAAAAATCGAATGCCACTTGCTTGGATTTTTCCTTTTTTTCAATGGCGTATATTGCTTCTACTACAGCAGATTCTTGCCTTCCAAAACCAAGACCCCTTAACTGCATGTCGTTTTTAAGAAGGCAAAGTGCAACAGCTTTCCAACTTGGAACCCTGCCGGATGCCGCTAGTTTTGGTGGCAATTCATCAGGTATTCCGTCACTATAACAGCGTTCCCGCCATATTCTCTCGTAATCCATTACGAGTTTCGTAGTTGGCCCGCCATTGCCTAATGGCTCGATTTGCTTCTTTGTTCGCCAGTAGCCGCTGCTCATCGCTTAACATCCCCCATGCTTCCCTGACAATATCCTCAGGGCAATTAAACTCCAGGGCGCAAGCGGCATGACCCACCCACGCTTTTTGATTTATGTTTGGATCGGTTAGCGCATTTTCACAACTAACCGGCCATTCATTGATGACGCGCATCATTGCCCTGCCATACAGGATATGGTCGCCAGTAAATCGCACAGCCTTTTCAAGCCATGCTTTTTTATCAGCAACATCTGCGTACATCCCATGAGCAACCTCCTCCCAACTGCTCACTGGATGATATACGCGCTCAAGCCTCATCATCTTGGTGGTCATATTGGTCAACATCCCATGACTTGCTGAAGTCTTGATTCTGGAACAATGCGGACACGCCGGTAATCTGCTTCAGTCGCAAAAGCTCATCTGGCGACATGCCGATATGCTTGCAAATCCAGTGGTCGCCCTTACCCATTTCTACCAGTTCAGCGACAATAGTAGACATAAGCTCAATGTTATGAGATCCACGAGCGCGATTGTGGCGAATGGTTGAAGCCATGCGGTCATGCATTTCTTTGTCAAGGATGACCACAGGAAGCATGCCTTGTTCACGCTCATTAATGCGCTTGCTATCGCGCAAGATACAGTATCGGTGGAATCCATCCACTACGACGTACTTGTCGTTTTCGGTATCGCGCACAACTACCACTGGCTGCGTGTAGCCGTCCTCCCAGATTGAGGTTTCCAGCAATGCCATTTCTGGAGGCGCAACGCTGTTGGGGTTGTAATCGTTGGCCGTAACCTTCTCGATAGGAACACGCTTTACATCGTAAACAGGCGACTTAAACCCGTCAAAGTCGCTTGCATACGACCCGTCTTCGCGATGCGTTTCTTGACCTACCAGCGGCGGGTTAAATACGCAAATCAGGGTTGTGACTTCATGCGCCTCAAAATAGTGAGGGTCATTCTTGTCAAGTGTGTATGTCACATCCGGAGTAATAGCAAACTCTTCCCCGGTTATTGCGTTGGTCAACGTGGCGCGGCCAGATACGCAATAGCAGCTCTCAAGGTGATTCTTGTAGTGTTGGAATACGCGCTTGCCTGGCTCAATGACGGTCTTTGTCATGGAGAATCCCATGCCGTCCTCTTTCAGGATGATGCGATTGCTGATACCGGAATGGAATTGAACCTTGCGCTCTTCCGGCAACCCCTCAATGGTTGTGACTTTCATGCTTTTTCTCCAAGCTTGCTGTACTTTTTCTGGATCGCCTTTTGGCGCTCCATCTGGTGTTTTGTTGGCTGCAAACCCAAGTATTTGCAGGTATGGTCATTTTTCAAAATGGTAATGGCGAACCGCTTCCAACTTGTGACCATGCTGTTATGCGCATCAAGGCAGTCAAGGTCGTCAGGTGGAACCTTGACTACAACCCTGCGCAATTCGTTTTTGCCATGAGGCGTTGTTCCATTGATCTGGAACTTGACGCCCTTTTCTTCCATGTCGGCAATCACCTCGTCCGTCAATCCGCGCCCCACCCTCCCCCAAAACTTGATGGACTGGATGAAGCGCATCTTAAAATTTTCGGAAGATTCCTTCGGCAAAGTCGCAAGCAGGAACTTAACAAATGACTTCCAAGTATGGCCAGCAGGCAACTTGAAAGAATGGTAGTTCAGTTGTTTCCCATACGTCGCAATGAAGTTTGCCCCACCTACACGAGCGCAAAGTCTTGCCCAAGTATGACCATCAATCACCCGGTAAAGGTTAAGGCTTGACTTGGATTCGCTCATGAAAGGGCTTGCAACGCGCATCCTGGATATAGGGACACCAGCCATGTAGAATGTGTCGTACAGCTTGTTGTAGTCCCACTCAAACTTTGCATTTGCTACCCAAATGTCACGCGTCTTCCAGTCGTAAATTGGATAGCAGTTGAACACATGCTCAGTGTTTTTCTTTGTCCATGCTTGGCCGCCAAGCATCTCCTTATCCTGGTTCATGATGGCGCGAAATCGGTTTAGGCTTTCATCGGTTCGGATGCCGATCAGGTTTGCCGTTAGCTTCCCTTGGCTGTACCACTCTGCAAACATGTCCCAAAAATCATCGTAGTGCATGTTTTCAACAAAAGCCTCGCCAAACGGATGATTGCTCAGGTTCACGATGTAATCCTGCTCAGGCATTGGCCTGATCCACCGATGGCGATCAGCCTCGCCCCAACATTGCCAGTCAATTTCGTATGCTGAAACGGTACAAGGCAGCGTTATAGGCATACAGCACCAATACACATCAAGATATTCGCGGTTGTCCTGAATCATGCGATGCATGAAATCCAGCGAGTACTCATAGTTGGCCTCGTTGTCCAGAATTTGGATGCCAATCTTGCGCTTGATGCCTCGCTCTTTCATGTACTGCAAAATCAGGTTTAGCATCACGCCGGAATCTTTGCCGCCACTAAATGACAGATAAATCCGCTCAAAGTTCTCAAAAATGAAGTCAAGCCTGTCAATGCTTGCGTCATACACGTTCTTTTCATTGTATTTGCGCATTTCTCCTCCATTACCCAAAAAATACGCCAGTCGCACATGCTACCGGCAAAAGAATCATAGCGCATTTATTCATGCGTGAATAGTCACCACCACAAAATCATCCACGCCAGCGCCAGAAAAGGCCAGATGATCCACAGGACGTAATAGAGGACGGCAAGGGCGAGGATGACGGTTAGAGCGGATGGACAGGCGGATGGGCTGGGGCTGAAAGGGTTCACGGCCGATAATCCATTGCTATTTTGATGAACTCAACCGCCGCTTCCGCGCAGATGGCGTTACCGTAGGCGCGCAATCGTCCCACTCGGTTGGTAACCCCATGAGCCAGCGGGAATGTGCCGGGTTCAACTGGCCGCCACTTTCCATCTCGGCACAAGAGCCAGTCAGCATCTCGCCAGAAGCCATTAGTCGGGCCGGTTGTGGCGGCGCTAGCTTTTCCGTAAGACGTGGAAGGCTTGGCGAAAACTGTCCTTGACCTTCCGTGTGCGAATCCCGTGCTTTCGGAGTTGGCCAGCCGCTTGCCGTAAAGTTCTCCATCAATCCAGATGTATTCGACATCGTCTTCTGTTGGGCCGATGCACTCGCAGTCTCCGAAGTCATCTCCGCATTGCGGGCAGTTTCCTTCGTCGTCGCACTCGGCTGCAAAAACCACGCGGCTAAACCCACCTGTCGCCCCAACTGGTCCAGTCGATTGCGCGTTGTACCGTCCGGATTCGTTCCTGTCGCCGCCATGCCGATGGTGTCCTTCCAGTCCCGCGCTCCCGGAGTCGCCCATCCGCAGATCGCTGGCCATCCAGTACAATCGATCCCTGATATGCGGAGCGCCGACGCCCGCAGCCGGGAACGGGATCGCCCCGACGGCGTAACCCATGGTTTCCAGGTCAGTTTGTACAAGGTCGATCCAAGCATCTGCGTCCTTGCTTGCAACTTGTTCTCCAAAAACCGTTGGAGGTCTGCGCTCGCGGATAAGGTTTCCGAAAGCTGGCCAGAGATGGCGCTCGTCGCCGAATCCCGATCCCTTCCCTGCCGTGCTGAATGGCTGGCATGGGCATGATCCTGTCCAAACAGGTCGAGAGTCTGACCAACCGGCGCGACGCAAGGCGTATGACCAGACGCCGATCCCGGCAAAGAAGTGGCATTGCGTATATTTTTTGATGTCATCGGGATGCACCTCGGCTATTGATCTTGTGTCCACATCGCCCGGCGCAATGTGACCGGCAGCAATCAGGTTTCGCAGCCATTGCGCCGCATATTCGTCTATTTCATTGTAATAGGCGTTCATGTCGCCACCTTCTTGAGTTCGCGCACCACCAGCCGGTCGCTCATCCGATCCAGCCCAAACGGCGGATCAATCCCGACTGCTGTCGCTTGCTGCCAAATGATTTTCGTAAGCTTGTGCGCGTGGCGGCGGTCGTATGGGGAGTGACGCAGGTCACAAGGAAGGTCAGTGTGGAAAATTACGGTCTGCTTCATGAGTCGAGGTCGCAAGGTTTGCATTTAGGTCTCCATGATGCCGAATGGCTTGTTGTAGTTGCCGTCTTTCCGGCTGTCATGCTTGAATCACCACTCCCCACCCGTCGGCAGGGCGATATCCGTTTGCCGTCGCAAG